GCGAACAGGATCTGGTTCGGCCGGTCGATCTGCGTGTTGAACACCAGGTCGCCTTCGTCGGTGACGCCGGTGAAGCTGTAGTTCTCGAGGCTGTAGACCGTGTGGTTGCCGTTGAGGTTGGTCTGTGAGAGACCGCTGATGTTGATGTCTGAGCCAACAATGAGGCCGTCGACATGCTCGAGGACCTGCACGACGCCATAGCCGTCCAACCGCCACGCATGGGTGATGGTGAAGGTAGCCATAGCGTCGTGCAGTCCTCAGGGGCTCAGAAGGTGGCGTCGGGGCCGAGCACGCGGATCATGTTGACATCGAGCACTTCGCAGGCCACATACCCTCTGACGGTGACCTGGAGGCCGAGAGTAGTAGCACTCGCTACCTGCAGGAAGCCCTTGTAGTTTTCGTAGAACTCGACACCGCGGGTGTTCATCAGCCAGTAGTACTCGGTGGCGGTCTTGTTGCCGATGGCCTGCGAGCCGATCTGGTTCGACACGACCAAGCTCAGGCCGAGCGGGTTGCCGTTGCCGGCGGTCACGCCGTCGGGCAGCAGACCGGCCGAGTTCGACGGAGCTGCCTGCGGGAACAGTGGCCGGCCGTCGCCGTCGACCAAGCTGCCGAGCGTTGCCCACTTCGCGGGTGACACGACGAGCGCGTTCGGGAAGTAGTTGCCGGTCGTCGCAATCGAGGCAGCTGCGGTGTACATGTCCGCAATGAACTCGCTCGAGCTCGTCGCGTCGGTCACGATCACTTCCTGCGAGTTGGTGATCGCTGCCGCCATCTGGTCGACAACGTAGTCCTCGGTCGCGAGACCGTACTGGCCGGCGAGGTCGTTCACGGCCGCTTGCAGCATGCTCGGCGTCGAGAAGTCGATCACCTGCTCGCTCAGAAGGAGCGTGCCGGCGAAGGTCTTCTTCGTAAAGGTGACGTTCGAGATGTCGAAGTCTGCAGTGTTGACGGAGCCGAGCTCGGAGCTCTGCACCGCGACGCCGCTGTGGTTCGCGATCTTCGGACGCAGGAAGGTCGAGCCGGCGTCGGGCATTGAGCGGGCGCCCAGCGCGGACACGATCGGGCGCAGCGCGTTGATGTCGTCGTACAACGGCTGCACGACCGGCGTGGGCACTAGGCCGCCAGCATCGGAGACAACAACGTCGCCGGTGGCGGCGCGGATGTTCTCGTTCATCTGATGCCAGCGGTGGCCGCCTTCACGCATGGCGATGATGTACTCGCCGACTCCTGGGAGCTGCAGCTTGCGGGGCTGTGCGAACACGGTGGTGGGTCGCTCTGCGGGGGCTTCAGCCTTCACGGGCTCGGCCTCCACGACCTCTGGGGTGGACTCTTCAAACATGGTGTGATCCTCCTCTGGATCGGGTTGGGGTTCGATCTCCTCCTCCTCGGCGGAGGCGGCGACCTGGGTGATCTTCGCGTCTGCGAACGCGGGTTCGTAGACCACGGAGAGTTCTGACCAGTTGGCGGCCTTGACCACGGTGGTCTTGCCGTCCTGCTCAACGTCGATCGGCTCGATACCGACCGACACGGAGTCGTAGGCGCCCATCTTGAGCAACGCCAGCAGGTCATCGCCGGCGCTGGTTTCGGCGATCTTCGCGGAGAACATCATGCCCTCCTCGGTGTCGCTGCGCTCGGTGACGAGACCGACGACACGGTTGGTGTCGTGCTGCTCGAGGAGCCGTGGCGCGGGTCCGTCGATCGGCAGGGCGCCGGCTTCGATGCGGACGGTCTGGCCGCCCATCACCACAGCGTCGATGCCGTATGGGACGGCGATGCCGGTGATGGTGCGGGTGGGTTCGTCGCCGGCAGCTGCGTCAACGGTGACGGCCTGGGCGGTCATGCGGATCGTGGTCATGCCTCGGGCTCCTGTGTGTCTGCGGCGTTCTCCACATCTCGAATGTACTTCACAACGTCGAGCTCGACGTAGCGACCATTCGGGATGACGCTGTTGAGTGAGAGTGTTTCTTGCAGGCAGTCGATGTACGGCTTCGCGCCGAACAGGATCAGATCCTGCCGTGCCTGCTGGCTGTTCTGGTACGTCATTGAAGATATCGAGACCCCAACAAGCCAGGCGGGCACTTGGAGCACGCGGGACAGCTCGAGGGCGGCGTGCTGCCTGCCCTCGTGGATCTGCAAGCGGCTCGGGTCGTGCGCCGACTCCCTCCACTCGACGAGATTGTTGAGGGCGCCGACCGCGAGTTTGCCGCGGGCGTCTGCCCATGCTTGGGCGAGCTCGGTCAGGTCTTCGCCTCCGAGCGGCTCACCTGAGTCCTTCTGCTGCAGGTAGCCCGAGGCGATACCGCCGGCGTTAGTGGCGAAACGCAGTGCAGCTGCGTCGAGCTCTGTGGCGATCTGGATGGCGCGGTTGCCCGTCCAGAGCATGCCGTTGATCGGTGACAGAAATGTGACGACGTTCGCGGGGTCGATCGGGACGCCGTTGATCTCAATGTCGTCGGGCATGCGGAACCATTCGGGGCCGGCGTCGTTCGGCGTGTACACGTTCTCGTGTGGTATCCACATAAACGATGCGGGGAAACCGGTCGAGTACTCGGTCATCTTGACCCAGAAGGCGCGGCCCCACAGCATCAGATCCTGCACCGTGGAGGAGATCATGAAGCTCCGCGTCACATCGGGGTTCGGGCGCTGCATCCAGGTCTCGTTCGGGATGTACCGGCGCTCGTACTCTTCGCCGTCCCACTGCAGGGTGTAGGTCTTGAAATCGAGGCCGGCGATGGTCGAGGTGATGAGACCGACGCCGCGGGACACCGTGGGGATAGACAGAGCCCGCTGAACCTGTGCCCCTACGGTCCACTGGCTCAACGGGCCAGGGCGTCCACCGTAGCCAGCGGCGGCCGTGACCGGCGCACTGGTCCCGAACGCCGGCGGCTCTTTACGAGTGAACAGACCCACGGGCCCAGACTAATCGCATCAAGGTCGTCATGTCGCTATCCCGAGTTGGGGCTTGCGAACCTTCGCGGTGGGTCGAGCTGCGAGGCCAGCAGCTGCGACCATGCATCGGCACTGCTCAATCGGACCTGGGCTTTTCTGTGATGCCAGGGTGATCGTGGCGCCGTTACGGCCGGCGACGGCACGCTGTACTTGTTCGGTAAGCGCCATCTGGCCGGCGTGGTGCAGGCGTTGCTCGAGGATCATGCCGCGGACAATCGCGGTGTAGCGGGTGATCTCTTGCTGGCCGAAGATGTCCATGCGTCGCTGCAGGTCGAGCGGGCAGATTGCGGCGAGCCCAGGAGTGAGCAGCAGCTTGACGGTCTTGTCGTCGGTGACGCGGTGCACTTCTTCCCACATCTGGTCGAGGTTCTCGACGACGAACTCGGAGAGCACCTGCAGGTGGCCGTCTTCGCGTTGTGCGACACGAACACCGCTGTAGCGCATGTCGTCGAGATCGGAGTCGACGGCGAGCACACCGCCGGCCGGCATTGGTTCATCGATCTCCAGCGCGGGCCAGATCTGAGCGGGTATCCAGCTGCCGATCGCGGAGGTCCACAGGTTCAGGCTGGAGCGCATGAAGTTGTCCCGATCGGGTGCTTGCAGCTCGTCCTCAAGGTCCTGCATGGTGAGCTCGCCGAGCCCCATCGCTGGGTTGCCCATGTGCCAGTAGCTGCGGTCGGTCGCGGCGACGTTTGGCGGGGGAGACCATTCGGCGAAGTACAGCCGGCCAGGTTCTCCCTTCTCGATCTGCTGCATGCCACGCTCACGCCAACGGATGAAGAAGCGCGATTGTTCGGTGCCGGCCGTGCTGACGAACAGAGCGAACGGATCGCGTCGAGCTCGCTGTGTTGGGAGCAGGCCGGCCTCGATGACTTCGGCGTCGAGCTTCCAGATCTCGTCGGCGATCACGAGATCGTTTGAGGTGCCGTGACCGGCGCGGGAGTTGCCGGCCTCGATGCGCCAGCGGCTGCCGTCTTCGTGCATGGCTTCCATGCGTCCGAAGCTGTTGTAGGTCTCGAAGTCGTAGCGCTCCTCGAGGATTGGGAAGAGCTGCTTCGCGATGTCTTCGGCGATGGTGATCTTGTGGGCCACGGAGATCACAGATTGTGGGCCGCCTCGGACGAGCCGGCCGCGGGTGAGCCACCACCCGATCAGCGGTGCTAGGAGTCCTCTGCTCTTGCCGTTCTGTCGTGCGGTGCTGACCAGAGCCCATCTGTGATGGAGCGTGCCGTTGTCGTGCTCAAGCATGCCGTCGAGCACCTGCTTCTGCCACGGGTACAGCTCGACGCCGAGGTGATCGGCTGCCCACGCTGCGACCTCGGTGCCGAATGACTCAGACCCCAACGTCGGCGTGACCAGCCTCGGCGGGATCTCGCCAGGTACGCCGGCATCGACCACGGTCGACTCAGATCCAGCGCGCCCAGGAGAGGCTTGGCGAGAGATTGGTAAGTG